GCAGACTTGAACGAGAGTGCATTGACAAAGCCCCTCAGACCCTCAGCGGCACGCGAAAGGAACTGGTCTCGGCGGTTGATGATTTGTTCTAGTTTTTGATTCTCTACATCGAAAGCCTTTGTTGCTTTATCTAAAGTGGCTCGAAGACCTTTAATTAAATTGTCGTAATACTTCTCTAGTCTTTCAAGGTTGCGTGAGGCAGCCTTGTCCAAATCATCGTATTTCGCGTTGATTAAATTGATGTCCCTATCGAACGTTTCACGCAAAGCATCAAGATTTTTAGCAATTTGCTCACGCTCACGGTGCAATGCGTGCAAACGGACCGTGTAGGCATCAAGGTCTGCTAAATGGCTTTCCATGTTCTTGCGGGCTGATGCGACGGCTTTTTTGCTGAACAATTCCGTGTTTAATAATGGACGGTACATCTCCATGATGGCGCCCTGCAATTGTTTAGACATCGATATAACGCTCTTTGTTGTGCCTTCTACGCCATAAGCGTCCTCAATCTCACTCGGTTCAAGCCCAAATGGTCGGTCAAAAAGTTTTGCAAATGCCATCTGCGCGCTCTGTACTTCTTTAAAAGCGTCCTCATACGACTTAACGATGTCTTGGACTGTTTTCTTTAAACCCTTTTCCACCGCCGTAGGCACGTCCTCCGTGCCCGTGGCGCCGCCTCCAAGCCCACCAAAAAGGTCTTTAACAAAGTCGACGAGACGACTTGCAGGTTTGTCACGTTTCAGACTTTGCAAAACGCCATCAATGTTTAAATCGAATTTCATGATGTCACCCAGAAATGCATCTAAGGGTTTTTTGCCCTCTTCAAGGGCTCCAGCAAAATCACGCGCAAAGATTTTCTCTGCAACCGCACCAATTTTTGTGAAGAAAGCGATTATGTGTGCTGCAAAATTAGATATATTGTTTAAAAACCCGCTAAATGATTTCAATGCTCGATTAAAGTGGTCTGCGATGTCATAGACAAAATCATCAACAGTTTTCTCTCCCTCACCAAAATACCTCGCCATCGCTTGATAAAGTTTGTAAACCGCGAGAATGACCAAACCGATAATGGTGATTGGTAAAAGCAAACTAAGCGCCATGCCACGCAAAGCGACTGCGGTTGCCACAACTCCCGTACGTAGGACTTTCAAGGCGGCAGCAAGCGCCGCGCTTGTCCCCATGAGAAGCACGGTTGATATCCGTAAGGCTTTTGTCGCGGCGGTAAACGCAACAACTGTAGTCGCGGTGATTTTTATAGCCGCGGTCAAAGCCTTAAATGCCGTTGTCGTAGCAATAATTATCACCGCACTTAGTTTTTGAACTGCGTTCATGACTACAGATGCGGTTGTAAATGCAACTGTAGCAACCTTTGCGGCGATGAGTGCCGTCACATATGAGAATATTGCAAAAGTAACTGCACCAATAATAGGTCGTACAGCCGCTAAAGTTTCTTTTATCTTTAAATTTTCTGAATCAAACCCTTTTAGGGGTCGCAACGCATCAGAAATTGTTTCTGCAATGGCGGACAAAAGATTTAAAAAAGTTGCCATGCCATCGACAACACCCCCAAGCACCAATTCGGCAAACTCTCGTAGTACTTGGACAAAAGGTTTGAATGCATTAACAATGGCAACAACATATCCAGAAAGTTGAGGTGATAAAGCAATGAAAGTAACCATGAAAGCGACAAACGGATTAAAAAGAGGCACTAGAAAGCGCAACGCACGCACCATGCCTAAAAGATTTGCACCAAATTTAGTAGCGCTTGCGACGGCTGCAGCTCCGAGTAGCGGCACTAACAGTTTTAAGATGTCATAAAAGCCTTGTACCCTTTCATTAACTAATTTTGTTTTTTTGCTCAACTCAGAATGCGCCGCAGACATTCTGTCTGCTAAAGCAATGACGGTTTTTAAGGGTGGTCGCAATCGATTCAGATGTTCGTTGAAACGCACCAAAGATTTTTCTGGCACAATCAAATCTTTTAGAGTCTTAAAAACTTTTTCTATTGGTTTACCGATTTTTGCAAACACATGTTGTAAGGCGACCATCACGTCATGCAACATTCCCCCTTCTCTAAATAGTTTGGTAAATGCGCTGAATAAGTCGTAAGCCGCCTTGATGATTGGGCCAAATCCTTTTAGCACCACTTTGCCAATTTCAATCTGTAAATCGTTTATAAGACGTGCAAAGGAACGCAAGACTTTCCCTGCGCTATTCATGGAAGCCTCGTACGTGCCTGCAACCTTCGTACCCTCGGCAAGAATCAAATTAATGACAGCCGTTTGTCGCTCTGACGCCGTTAATTCTCTTGCCGATTTCCCTAAAGATGCTGCGTAGTCGCGGTACGCCTCGCCTGCTAACTTGCTGATGCCCGCTGACTTTAATAGCTCACTACGACCCGTGATGATGGCTCGTGTCAATAATTGTGTTGTAACCGTTGAGTTTTTAGCACCAATGACTGCCAGGTCTTGTGCAACTCGTGCGACCTTAGCCGCGCTTGCTAAATCGAGGTTATTTTGAGCAAACTCAATAGCAATCTGCTGTGCGGCTGCTAACTCAATACCGTTATCGCGAATAGCGTTTGTTGCTTGAGACAGCGCTTCATATCCCTTGTTAGTCGATGTACCAATCGCCTGCATCGCAATGTCCAACTCCTCGACACGCGCGGCAGCCGAAAATGCTTGTTTTGCAAAGCCGATTAGCGCGACGGTGCCACCTGCGACTGCGGCACCAAGAGCAAGGGTGGCAAGGCGTGAGCGCCCCATCGATTTCTCGACGTTCGTCGCCATTTGACCCATGCGACGGTCAATCTCGTTCGTACCTCGCATGAGGTCAGACGTATCTGCCTCAAAGGTCGTTGTGACGACATTCTCAACGAGAGCCACGACGCTTAGCCTCCTTCATTGCCCGTTCCTGTTCGGAGGCGCGAATTTGCCATAAGGCGACCCACTCCGTGAACTCGCGAGAAGTGAGAGGACGGTGACTGGGTGAGCCGTAGAACAACTCGTCTACCGTCCTCCCTAACCTCTCTGCTAATTCAAAGGCGAATCGCCTTTCGGGTTTCCCAGCAATCCTTTGCCTGCCTCAGTTACCGCTTGCTCGTCTGCTGCACTTAATTTCAAGCACTCCAATGCAATCCGCTCAACCACTATCGCGGCTTTGCTCAGAATTGCATCACTATCTTCTGCTGTAAAAATCGGTTGACCTGTTTTTGGGTCGTAGACACATGCCGTGATGACACGCGGGTACATTGTTTTCAGATTTGTCTTACCGTTGTTTGCATCGTAAGACTCATCAACCATGCTGACGCGCGCACCTGCCGTCATGCCACGCAACTCAACCGTTACTCCCCACTCGGGAACTTCCATCGTGTGACTCGGAACGTCTTTCGACGCAAGAATCTGGTCACGCAAGGACACTTACACCACCTCTTTCGTTTGTTTTGGTATTACCAAGTGCCGCGGGTTACTGAACCCGTTACTTGTAGCTCTAGCGAGAAAGGAACAACGTCAGCAACCGCTGGCGCTAATTCATAGCTCGTAATTAAACACGCACCCGAGTATTTGATGTCGGAGCCCGAGCTCGACCCGCTTGGGCCAACCGAGAACGACAAACTCGACACCGTGCCGTTGCTGAGCCGTGCAATCGCGCCATTTATGTTTTCGTCCGCTGTTGGGTCGTAATAGCCCGAGACGGATATTGTCGCGTCTTGCAGTCCAACAATATAACTCTTATTCAAGTTTGAGAACGCGGTGGTCTCACCTGTCTCCATTGATTTTGACAACGATACGTCCGTTACGACGTTGGTGAAGTCAAACGCGCCCGTGCTCGAGCCAGTCATCAAAAAGACTGCGTTCTTACCGTGTTTGAATGTTGGCATTTTGTTTCACCTACCTTCTTGCAAATGAGACGTTGTAAGTGGCAGACCCCGCCGTGAGTGACGAAGTGACGACCGCCCTTACGAACCGCTTTATGTTCCCCGATACCTCGACGCGCTCGGCTGTCGCGCTACTCGCCGATACGTTGGTGAAGGTAATGAGGTCTGTGAACGTTGTGTTGTCCGCGGAATCCTGCAGTTTCAGCGCAAGCACGTTGTTGCCCGTGTTCGACGTGACGTGCAGGTGGCCGATTGCCCCGTTGGTGGCGGCTGCCTGGAAGTCGATACCCGTCGTAGAGGCGCTGGAGTTGGAGGCGGTGAGGTTCACGGTCGAGGACGAGATGACCTTGCCGCCGTTTATTGAGCCAATCGAGCCCGAGGCTTGAATCTCTGCGCTGACTGTAACGATGTCGCCTACCGTCGGGTTAATTTCATACGAGGACAACTGTCCCTGAATCAACTGAGCAGCCTCACCTGCTGCCGACCCGTTCACTTGAATCGTGAACACGTCGTTCGCGCCACCCGTCTCGGCGTTCACCGTGTTGTCCAGCCCGCCGTTGGAGTTGTCGAACATGCCGCTAAGAGAAACCGTGCCGTCGCCCAGTCCAACGATGTAGGTTTTATTTAAATCACCAAACGCGGTACTCTCTGCGGTCTCCAACGTGCGGGACGTTGCTGCCTCATTTAAAAAGGGCGATGCGTTGAGAGAGCCAAATAAAACAACGGTGTTCTTGCCATGTCTAAAACTCGGCATATGTAACTCCTATCGGGCATGCGTGACCCCGACCGCCACAGGGCACCTAAGGCCACGTCCGCAAGGACGGTTGGGGTCACATGGACACGTCGCGCGCAAGGTTACTACCGTAAGTGTTTATTTACTTGCTTAAAAATATCGTTGGGCAACTCGGGTTGCATGAGGTGCAGCGGCGCGGAAGTTATCTTGCCGTCCTGCACGACGGTAGGAATCTTTGCGTTTATGCCCCTGCTCGGGTCAAGTTGCACGACAAATGCGGCTGGCTCTTTCGTGTCCAGCAGCGCCATCGCATCGCTCTCGTACCAATTTGCCCTGCTGATAGTCGCGTGCTCTATGCCGTAGGCGTCAAAAAGCATTCCCCAATGCGGCAGCCCCAACCCCGTGTCGAGGTCGCATCCCATCGCCTCGCCCAAGAACCGCTCGTGCGTCGTCCTAATCGACTGATAGCCGCAGTTGTCGAGAATGAAGAGTTTGAGGTTGAGCCGTTGGCGGGCGAGCGTCCCTAATTCCTGCAGGTTTTGCGTAAAGCCCCCGTCGCCTTCTACCACCAGCGTCCGGCGTTTGGAATGCGAGGTCGCCAAGCCGATACCGCCCGCCAAGCCGTAGCCCATGCTCGCGAGCGCGGGGCTGTTCACAATCGTCTGACCCCTTTGCTCGAAGGTCTGCATGAATTGCGTGTAGCCATTGCCGCTCGAGCCGACACTGATTAGGTCATGGGCGGTCGATATGCGGCTGAAGGTTTGCATGAATCGGTAGGGGTCTAAGCCATCGCTAGTGTCCAACAGCACGGGCTCCCTCGCCAAGTCGCGCACCTTGCGCACGTAGTTGGCCCACTTGCCCCATGCGGCGTTAGTCGGCACGCCTAAGAACTGTTGCGCCACCGCCTCGGGGTTGAGTGTCGAGTAGCCAGCCAATTTGAGGGGCGTGTGGGTTATCTCGTCCATGTCCGAGTAGTTGAGGAATATCCGCGCCCTAGGCGCGAACTCCGCGACGTTGAAACCCGTCGTCTGCATGCCCAACCTCGTGCCCAACGCGAAGATTGCGTCCGCCTGCTGCACGACAAGGTTCGCCCAGCGCATGCCGTAATGGTTGGGTCGCCCCGCATAGACGGAGCTGTCGGCGCTCACCCTGTCCATCGCCGTCCACGTTGTCGCCACGGGTATCTGCGCGAACTCACACAACCTCGGTATGAGCGAATGGCGCTTGACCTCGCTGCCCATAATCACGAGGGGGCGCTTTGACTTAGCCAGCAGCGAGGCGGGGTCGCCCTTGAAGTGCATGTCGCGGTCGAAGTCGAGTTGCGGGGTGTCCAACTCGTCCCCGACCTCTAGGTTCTGAGTGTCCACGCATACCTCGATAAAGCAAACGCCAGCGCGCCGCGTGCAGGCGTGGTCAAGCGCGAGCAGCACCTTTTGTTTGTCTATCGGCCTGTCTATCGAGAGCACGCTTGAGGCGATAGGTGAGGTGAGGCTCTTAGCGTCCGCTTCCTGTATGCCGCGCTGCCGCGTCTTGCCTTGCGATAGGTCGGTGCTCTTGACCTGCCCCGCCACGACCAAAAGGAATCTGCTGTCCAGGTGCGCGCCCGCCATCGCGGTCATCGCGTTTGTGACCGCGGGGCCAGTCGTCACCAGCGCGAACGACATGACGCCGCTATCGGTGGCGTAGTCGGCGGCGATACCCGCAGCCACCTCGTGCACGGTCGGCACGCACTTGAATCTTGGCGCGGCGGATTTAAGCAGAAACATATTGTTGCCGCCAGCGACGTAAAAACATTGCCTGAACCCGTAATCTTTAAGCCAATCGCAAAGTTTTCCGGCGTAATTCACAGAAGAGCGTCTATCTGCTCGCTCAAGTTTTTTATTTTCCAACCATCACGTTGTGCTATTCGGTAGCACCTTTGGTCATTAGAGCCATATTGAGTTGGCATCCCTCCCTTCAATGGCCGTTGCACCTTGGCACCAGTCTTCTCGGCAATCATGTGTGCCAAATCAGACAACTCAACCCAAACGCCTGAGGAATCCAAAGTTATCCTTTGACCTAACTCAGCTATGCCGCAACGAAGGTAATCGTCTATTGCCATGTAACGCCTGTGAGTGGGTCTCTCGGCCGTTATTTTTATTTTTCCTTTTTTAGCCATGTCAATGAAATTGGACATCGCGTAACCCTTACGTTCTAGGCATAAGCGACCCGATACGGCAAAGCAACGCATCACGACAGAGGGCGCAAGCGTTTCTTTTACTAAATTCTCATGCAGAATTTTTGACGCAGAGTAATCATCGAACTCATGCCCCAATGGGTTGAAACCAGCAGCACCCGAGGAAAAAGTGAGACCCGCTTTCACGTTTGGTAAAGACATCGCTCGCATGTAATTCAAGGTCAAGTCGAGACATTCAGATAAGAAAGTGGATTTATACTGACGATGACGATTCAAACCAGCACAATCGATTACGACGGTTGGGTCGAACTCACGAAAAATGTCGAAGTTGTACTCGTTGATATGTATACTCAAACCCTCAACTTGTTCTTGACGCTTATGTGAGCCCACGCAATAGATGTCGCCGCATCGGATAGAGGCCAGGAACTCACGACCAAACCAACCGCTTGCACCCAAAAGCAGAACGCGCTCGTCAATCAAATTCATGACGGGGGCTGCCATATATATATGGTGGGGAAGAGCCCGCCAAAAAGCGAAAGGGGTAGTTTTCTGGCGGGCCGACAGGCATAATAAGGGCGATTTTCAGCCCATACAACGCCTGAATCTGTAAACCGTATGTAGACCCTCAATATTAGGTTATTAGGTGCTCAACGGGTGGTTTTTTGCCCTCTAAATGACGAACTACATCTTTGTAATTATCGACAAGAGAGCGTTTGAGAAGCGGAGTGTCTGCTTTGACATTCGAGGTCAGCGTCAAGCCGTCCATGATGTCTCGCACAGAAGCTTGACCATTTTGAAGCGGTATCGCAAGGTAGAAATCTTTTTCAAAATTATTGTGCGTGATTACGTGCCCTTTCGTTAAGTCTGTTTTAGCATACACCCCCCGCACTAATTTCCGTAGGTAATCGTCCTCGTCATTTTTGATGCGTCGCCTTTCCTGACCCCCGCTGCCACACATCTCTCTGGCGAGGTGATAGGCGTCAAACCAAATTTCTAAATCATGGGGTGTTGAACAATAAGGTGACACGGGATGCAATCCATCTTGGATATCTATGTGACGTTCCCATGTTCTCGCGCCTTTCGCATAAGAGATATACACCGACGCTTGCCAATCACGATATTCATGCGTTGATAGTCCTATGACGTGCTCTGGGTATCTGTCCCTCAGATAATCAATTTCATTCAATTGCAAATCCTCGTTCTCTGTGGGGTAAAGGGAAACGCAATGATTTATCGCCAGAGGAATGTTGCGTGCTCTAAAAAATTTTACCAAATTGTCAAGGTCAGCCTCACGAGCGCCACCAGAAGACGCAATCACGGGTTTGTTTAAATTTGCTATTGCCTCAATCAATGACCAATCATTTACGTCACTAGAGGCTAATTTAATTATGTCTAAACCGAACTCACCACACCATTGCACGGAAGTCTCGTCAAACGGTGTCGCCATCGCTTGCAAGCCATAGCGTCTTGTCTCGCGTACAAGACTCTCTAACTCACTTACACTTAACTCTGTCCTGATTGTTTTGTCGACGTATCTTTCTTTGCTTTCCCTGAAGTCTTTGTGGACGAAGGTAGGGACGTGGCGGAACTGGAGTTTGATTGCCGCTTTGACCGATTTCTGACGGACGACGTACGCGTGCTCTTTGATGATTTGCTTGCCGCGCTCGACCGAGCCCCAGTGGTTGTTTGCGAGCTCGAGGACGAAGAGGTTGGTAAAGGGTGCGTTTTGTCGAGACATTGGTATAGCGCCTTCCATTGCGTTTGCCTGCAGGTCATATCGTGCAACTCCCGTACCCGCTGGTATTGCCTTTCGCTTTCGGCGTGTCGCACGGCGGGGTCGCGCAACTCCTCGACGTTATCCACCCATTCTTGCGGCGTGCGGGCAATCCGACCGATACCAGTCGCCTCCAGTCTTAGGTATTCGGGCGACGGCGAGGCGATAAACGGAATTCCGGCAGCCGCGAACTCCATGCCACGCAAACTCGACTTGGCCTTATTGAAATCGTTGTCCACCAACGGTATTAGCCCGATGTCAATAGGCGCTAACAACGAGGGATATTGCAGCACGGGCAGCAACGGCAGCGTGGTCACATCTTTGAGCCCAACGATTTCCTGAAACGTTGTGTGGAACTCATTACCGATGTGCCCCGAGTGGTGCACCTTCACACCAGTCTTGGCGACGTAATCGGGCAGCCAGTCTTTGAGCATCGCGGGGTCTTTCGTGCGCCAAGGCAACCCGCCTACCCAACCCAACCGTGGCTTGTCACCTGATATGTCTATGCGTGGGCCATACCTCGCGGTGTCCACGCCGTTTTGTATGCGTATCACGCGGGGGCGGCGCTTGGCGATGTCGTCGAACAGCCACTCGGTCGAGACCGTCACGTAGTCCGCTTCCATGATTACTTCCTCGTAATAGTCGCGGTTGAACTCGGGATTTAGTGCGGGGTCGGTGGTCTTGTATGCCATGTTGTCGTCCTCTAGGCGGTTGTGCGCGTCGTCAACGTCCACGACGATTATTTGCCCCATTAACTTTGATTTACGAATCATCTCCGGGTGCTGGCGGTGCATAAGCAGTTTAAGCACTATCACTTGCCAGCCGAACTGACCAGCGTTGTTGCCTTGCAAAACCCCGAACCCGTGTTCGTCGGTAAAAACGGGCATGCCTATCGCTGAGTGCATGCCAAGTTGTTGCATGTATTTCATGGGCAACTGACATCGGTAGTAGGTGCAGCCGCCCGCCTGTAAGGGGAACGTGCCGTAAGACCAGTCGTAAGAGAGGAACGCGGTGGTGCGTAGGTTCACCACTTGCTCGCTAGGGTCGCAACGAAATAGTCGATGTCGTCTTGAAACGTCGGCACGAGTTGCTCGTATCTCGCGCGCATTGCGAGCACGTTCGCCCTTTTCGATTCCAATTCTGGCATCGAGTAAGCGAAGCCATCGTCGCCGAACTCGTGCGCGGCGTTTAGTTTGCGTAATTCTTTCGGCACGTTCGCAAATAGGACGGGCGTGCCGCACATAGCGGCCTCGGTCGCCAGCGCCGTGTAGCCGTCGAAGCAAATAAGGTGGTCGATGGCGCGCAAGAGGTTCGCCAAGTCGCCGCGCGTCGGCGGTGTCTCGCGCGTTATCTCGACCGCACCCTTCGGTATCAGTTTCTCGTCCTTGACACCCTTGCCCACGTAATACGCAACACCGCCGCCGTGCCCCGTCTTCGGGTAGAAGAGTTTTAAGTCAATTACGTCGAGCATGAGCCTCGGGTGATTACCCATCGCCTTCGACCACACGTAGGTCAAACCCTTGATGTTCAGTTTGTGCTGGGGCTTTTGCAGCCACCACTTGACGGCGCGCGGGGCCTTTACGGTCGTGTGGGTGATGTATTCGGGGAACACGCATACCGAGTCGTCAATCTCGTATCGGTTTAGCACCTGCACGGGCGGCGCGTCGTATGGGCTTGGTCGCCAGTCCCCGTGTGTGATTCTCATTGCGGCCTTGACGCCACGCAGCCGCAACTCATGGCAAAGCAAGTGGCAGGCGCGCACGCCCGCGCTCGTGTTGTGGTAGGCGGGCGCGTAGATAAGCACGGCGCGGTCAGACAATTTGTAGGTCTGCCACCTTGCGCTCTGGATAGATGGCGAAAGTCAATACGCCCGTGGGCGCTACCTCACCTCTGCTAAGTCGGTACCAGTCCGAACCGCCTTCCATCGAGGGCGCTTGTATCCAAGTCGCCTTGCCCCAATCGGCTAGACGGAAGTGGTGAAAGTGGCCCGTCACGATGATGTCGCTCGCCCCTATCGGCTGGCGTTGCGCAGCCATGCTCTCAAACCAGCGCCTTGCTTTTTGCTCTGCGCTGCCTGATGACTTAGCCAAGTGACCATGCGTCAAGCCCAAAGTCCACTTGGCGACCTTGGCGGTGACTGTAAGCGAATCATCGGGAATTATGAACTTGACGTGCCCGTACGCCTCGGGGTTTGCGGCAAAGACCTCCGCGACCTGCTCCACAATCATCACGTCGTCGTTGTCGTTTAGCGTCGTCCATGACTTGCCGCCGCTGTTGCGGTGCTCGCCGTGATTGCCGCCGACCGCAAGCACCCGCATCGAGGCAACGTTTTTAGACCATCTGATGAGCGCGTCGCGCAACAACCGCCTTGCTACCTTGATTTGGTCACGCCTGTCTAGCTCTGCGCCGAACGTCTGCGTCGCGTAGTGACCTACCGTGCCCTCAACAGCGTCGCCGCACCAAAGCACGACTATTTCGTTTATTGGTCTTTTTAGTCTGCGCAACTCCGCAAGGCGCTCGCTCACAGCGTCAATCGAGGCGAGTATCCGCGCGACGGTGCCCGCCGTGCCATCGCCGTCCGGCTTTGCTATCTGCCAATCTGAAAGCGCCACAATGAGCGCCCCTTCACCCGATATTTTGCGGGACTTGCGGGGTTTGTGTTTTTTTATTTCATTTATCAACTCTGCTACGTCGACGCTCGAACGGTCGCGCCTGACCACGCGCCCCTTCCATTGCCGAAGCCTTACCGTCGTACCGTCTTTGCCTAGTCCGTCCCACGCATTGAACAAAACGGGCTCGACAACCATGAACTTGTCGGGGTCTAAATCCCAAATACGCAAAATGTCGTGCCACTCAGGGGGCGCATGGCCCACCATCGGCTTGGTGGTGACGCTGCCCTCGTCGCCCTTCCATTGCACGCCTGCCGTCCAATCGGTTGGCGTGTTCTCTATCTCATCTTTGCGCTCGATAGCGCGCCGCAACTTGTCGAGGTTGTCGCTCACAGACATTTGCAATCGCCCTTACGCCGCCTAAGGCGACACCTATTCACCGTGCCGTCCGATATGTCAAACCCCGAATCGCGTAGTGCCTGAGCCAACTGCGTGCCAACAAGGGCCGGGTCGTCCATTGCCTGCATGAGCTTGTCGAACTCATTTAGGTCGAGGAACGAGCGTAGGCGGACAAACGTGCAGACCTTCTGGGTGCTGGTGGCAAACTCCGTCATGCCTGCCAAACGCTCACTTAGCGTTATTTGCTTTACACCTTGTGCACTTGATAGTCCACGGCCGGGTGACTTTTTCTGCAAGGAGTTTTCCGCAACGCCAACATCTTGGCTTGTCGTCTTCTTTTTGTTCAACTCGCCCATAAGGGTCGGTGGTCATGCGACAACGACGGTAGAGAAACTGATAGTGGCGAGCGGGCGGTCTTTTCCGTCAAGTCCAATGGCGTTGATGGCTGATGTTGGGGCAATACGTAGGATTTGAATACCGCTAAGGCTTTGGTTGGATATCTTGGCGAGTGAATTCCTAACATCTACCGCCTTGTCCCTTCCAGTCACGTAATCGTTGCGGCTTGCTCGGGTCATCACTTGTATCGAGGGACGGTCTAACGCAACCGTCACACTAGCCCCAAACGTATCAATAGGTGTTAAGCCTGCGTACTCGTAGACAGCAATGCAAACATCAGGCGTGTCAGGCATAAGCGAGAGAAAAATGTTGGTGCCAAGTGTGCCTATGCCGTCTGTTTGTAACTTGTTGCCTATGGCCTCAAGAATTGTGCTAGCCATTATGCCTCGAACAAAAGGGCTAGACGTTGCTCAACGTAAGCAGGCAAAACCTCTGCCAATTCCATTGTTGGCATCTCAAGATATTTAGGCCCCGTATTTGGTTCTGTCCAATTTGTCGCTGGGTCAAGATTTTCGTGCACCCAAACCGCATATTCTTTTGCATCGCCACCAAATCCAACTCCACTCGCCACCCTGTTTTTTTCTATAACGGGCTCGATTACGGTGCCCGAACCGCGTAGCGCACCTGTTTTTATAGGCGTGATAGGCAGGGCTCTATCCAACAAATCCTCAGCCAATTCGTTAAGAGCAAGCGCCAGAAAAGGCATGAATTTTTCTGGAGCTTCTAAATACGCCTTCCGTACCTTGACTAAATTATTGAACTCGACCCTAAAATTTTTGGCCACTATCTGCCAATCTTTATCACTTGATGATTAGCGCCGTCTTCATCTGCAACCACATCTGTTGAGATAATCAGAGGTATTTTGCCGTCTGGTAGGGTGCAACGAAAATCAGTGGTGATAATTGGCGTTGTCTCGTAAACATAAATTGTTCCCTGCACTTGCACGACGCGTCCCTGCTCGTCACGAATTAACTGGTCTTCTTGCTGTATGCGCGCGGTGAGCGTCGAGGACACCGAGGCGAACGTGCGCTTGCCGTAGTTGTCTACGCTCGCAGTAGCGCTTGGCGCGGTAAACACGACGCTATTGCTAAATAGCGGCAGCAACTTCGCGTCTGCCATTTATGGGCTCGCTAGGGGATTAACTGTGTTCGAGGTCGAGGGGTTATCAAACTGACCCGTGTAAAAGTCGCTGTAGTACTCGTCCACGTCTTTGTCGCCCGTCTGTACGAGCGAATCGCTGTTGGCATAGGGTGTGGGTGGACTTATGTCGTAACGAATTCGACGTAATCTGTCTGCCATCGCGCGAAAATCCTTGCTTCGCGAGCCAAAGGATTCGGACAAGGACAAATTACCAACGCTTTTTGAGTAGTCAGCCTCGCGCGAGAATTTGACTGCGGCTATGTCGGCGGCGGCGACGGCAGCCGCGTAGCCGTCCGTCCAAGTCGTTACGAGGTAATCGAGCTCCTCGTTCTCGAACACCTTCGTCGCGCTCGCGGTGTCCTGCACGAGGAAGCGCACGAGGTCTCTCGTGCTCGATGAAGGGTTGCCTGAATATGAGAAGGTCACGGTCAGCCCAAGATGGTTATTGCTTCTGCCTCTGCCTTGTCCTCGTCCAATACGCGGTCTGCTGGTTGCGGAATCATGTAAACACCAGAATCGGCCACGGCGACGGCGGGTTGTCCTAGCAGGGGCACTACGCGATACCTTGTTGCAATACGTAAACGCTGGCGTTCGCGGAGCCAGACACAATCCCAAAAACAGCCTCGTCCTTGATTAGGTGCACCGATAGCGTGGACGACGCCGCGAGCTGATGTCCAAAAACTGTCGATGACACGTTTGAACCGCCAAGCAGCAGGGTCGCCGCACCGAGATTCTGGATTACGGCAGAAAGCCCGCTGGCATCGAACGTCGGCGCAGAGGCTACGACTGAGGCGGCTGCGCTGCCTACCAGCACGCTCGCCGAACGGATAGTCATCTAAAAACTCACTTTCTGAGTGAGAGGGGGCAGGGGTGTTTTGCCCCTACCCCCTACTCGAACTCTGTCTAGGTAACGTCCAGCCAGAGGAAGTGAGCAGTGAACTCCGCGGGATTGACAGAGGCAGCGCCGTGGTTGAAGCCCTGCACGACTGCCGTGTTTGCCGAGGTCACGCCCACGTTCTGAATCGTGAATGAGGCGGCGGGGGTGACGCTCGTGCTTAGCAGCACGATGTCTCCAACTGCCGCGCCCGTCACGGTGAACGTCGCGCTCGCGTAGTTGTTGGCACTCGCGGCGGGGAAGTCGATTGCGACCGACCCGCTCTGAATCTTTTTGATGCTCGTGCCAGCACCTACGTTGAGCGCACCCGTAAGCGCGTTACCACGTGTTACGCGGTTGAAAGGCATATCGCCCCCTTAGGCAACAATCGAGGTGAAGAAGTAGCCGAGGTCTTGTGAGACAACCTTGTTGTCAAACGCCAACTCTGCTTCAACTCGTGTCGATTTCAGCGATTCCATGCGGAACGATGAAACGCCGATGTTTGCGCCTAGCCCTTGTGACACACCAGTCCATACAAAGGTGTATCCAGCGGCAGGGGTCAGCAATCCAGGGGACGCGGGCACGTAAGCCAGAAGAGCTTGCTTGCCCATCGTGAAGTCGTAACCCTCGGTGCCGCCCTCGTTGTTGGTTGCCTTTACTGACTGCGACACAAGCACCCTGTCCAACTCAAACATGCGGGCCATCATGTCCGCAGTAATCGTCTGACTACTCGTGTATTTGATTCTGTCCACCAAGTCGGGGTGATTCTTCAACTCGCGGAATACGTCATAACCGAGGACGAGCGTATTCGGCAAATACCCGGTTTTTGACAATACATACGCTTTTCCGGCTTCCACGTTATCAATCGGGTCGCTGTTTGCGTAGTCACTCCACTGGATTACTTGGTTGCCGCTCGGTGACGACGCGACACCCGTGATATCCAACGACCAGATGCTTGTCGTCATGAAATCAGCCATGAACTGAATTTCGCGACGTAGCAGGAGGCGGTGGGTTACGAAGTCCACGGCCTCACGGTCGAGGTTTAGCGGGGCATCGGCGTTCGCCCGGATTTGGTCGCTGATGTCCTTGTGGAATGCAAAGACATCTGCCGAGTACGTAGCGGTGGTGAGGTTGTATCCCCCGCCTGCCGATTCCGTGCCCGGGCCACGACGTTGCGCCTCATCACGTAGCCAGTCATTTTTCGTATACAAAAAATATTTATCAGATTGTTTTTCCGTCGGAATTAATGGAAATACGGATGAGGCAATGAAATTCTCCGCTCTCTGCATGTAGGCGACAGAGATGTTGGTGAGAATCGCGTCAATGTGGACTTGGTTGCTAGTTGGTTGTGGCATGGTTTCTCACTCTCCCTAGTTGCCTCGTGCTGCGGTGGCGCAGGACACGACTGCAGTTGCGATTTCGCTCGCTGCGCTACTCGCCAAGATGACCTGTCCTTGTACGAACACGGTCGAGGCGATTGCGTCACCGAACGCGGCGATTGGGCTTGCAGTCCCGTTTGCGGCGGTAAAAATCGAGTTGCCAGCCGATAGTGCTGCTGCGCTCACGATTTTGGTGCCACCCGCAACGGTGACCACTGCTTCTTTGCCTGATGTTGGGTCATTTTGCAAGACGCCGATTGGACGGTCAGTGATGGCGCTAACGCCGACCACTGAGGCGCCTGACATCTTGACAAAGCGGTATTGCGACGCTGACAGGTCTGCACCTGCGGGGAACGTCACGCGTACCGCATACGGACTGATTTCGTATGCCATGTTTTTTTACCTTCCTTCCGCTAGGTGCTGTGCATAGATGTCTGGATTAGCGGTTGCGACATCCACCAACGCCTGCTCAAAGGTTGCAGCCTTGCCCTCAGATACGGCTGCCTTTGCCATTGCCGAAAGACGCTCGTAAGCGTCGCTCGAGTTGCTACCTTTTGAATTACCGATTTCTGCAAAGATGTTGGCGCTTTCTGCCTGACCATTAACCGCAGTCAAAACATCCTCAACAGATTTAGCAAGGTCGGCGTCAACCTCGCCTAATTTTCTTAGGGCAGGCCCAACCTTGTCGGCGTCTAGCGACAACGA